TAAAATCATAGAGTATAATGGCGAATTCTGTTATAATCGTGCTTTAAATATGGGTCTTAAATATGCAAAGGGCGATGTAAGAATACTTGCAAATAATGATATACTATTTCATAAAGGTTGGTCTGAAATCGGGTACTTGATGGAGTTGAATGGGTATCATTCAGCATCATATCCTAATCAGAACTGGAAATCAAAGGGTCTTGAGAAGGGAGACGTTTTATATGAAGGATATTCAATCGGGCTGCATATCACTGGCTGGTGTATATTTATGGATAGATATTGTCATGAGCAGATAGGCCTATTAGATGAATCTGTCAACTTCTGGTTCTCGGATAACTTATATGCTTATCAGATTAAGGCTGCTGGAATAAAACACGCATTATTTTGTAACTGTCAGGTGGATCACCTGGTAAGTCGCACATTGGTAAAGCAGAATGTAACATTGCAAAGGAACTATACAATGGGACAGCAACGTATTTGTAAAGAAAGGGAAAGATACTATGCCGAAAGAAAAAGAGTGTACCAAGTTAATACCTAAGATTTATAAGGTAAATGCCGAGAATTTGGGATTGTTTTTCTTTGTAAATGCGCAAAGGCAGATAATACCTACTATCACGCTTGAACAGGCGTTATGGAATTACTTTAAATTTGCCGAAATTGACTGGGACATGGAAAGTGCAATAGCAACATACGGACGATTACAGAAAGAATATTTGGAGGATTGCAAATCATGAAACTACCGAAACGATTAGCTGATCTGCTTAAAAAGAAGCAGGAATACATAAATGCACAACGGGGCATGATGGAAAATACTGTCTTGAAAAATCAATCGCAGTTGCTTGCTGATATAATCTCTGATCTCATCCCTGAATTGGATGTTAAAGACGGGATTATCCAGGATAACGCAAAGAATTACCGGTTGATTTCTGTGCTTGATAAAACTTATAAAGATTTTGCCATAACTTCTTCTAAGATAATTTTAAGTCAGGTCGTAAGTAGTGCAGCAAAGATCGCCACGTTAAATACTAACTATTTTGAGATTGCATTGTCAGGCGATGTCCCGGCGCAATTTGATAAAATAGTTGCTTCAGCAAAAGAGTTAATTGATTTAAAAATAGGATTAACAGGCGATAAGGTATTCAAAGGAGGGTGGTTGGATACATTCTTTAATTCAAATACGGTCGGTCTGGAACTGAAAGAAATGACTTCAAAGGCCGTTACTTCGAATATGGATATGAAGGATTATGTAAAACTGCTGAAGGATAAGATTACAGGCACTCCGGACTATACTGGTTCGCTTGAGAAACAATTTAATGCGTATGCTTATGACTTATATCAGAGTTACGATGCTGCTTATAATATGATGTTAGGTAATGAGTTTGGTTTTACTTATTTTATTTATCAGGGAGGGTTAATAGATGATTCACGGGACTTTTGTGCTGCGCATAATAATAAAGTATGGGCAAAAGAAGATATGGAGACATGGGCAACATGGGTTCCCGCCGATGGGGAGTATCCTGAAGGTTATGAAGTAAAGGCAAAAGACTTATACAGCGTACCGTCATACCTGGGTTATCCGGGCTATGATCCCGGGTTAAATAGAGGTGGTTATCGTTGTCGCCATGCACTAGGTTGGTTGGCTGATGAACTGGCTTTCAAGATGAGACCTGATTTGAAAGAAATTCAGTAATTTATTTGTTTATTTAAAAGTGCAGCCCTTCGATTAATTTCGGAGGGTTTTTTTATTTTCACTGATTATCGAATTTAATTTAATGTTTATTTGATTATTCAAAAATATTTATATAATTGTACTTTCTCTCACTAAATACTTAGTTATATGGCAAAAGATGAAAAAAGAGTACAGGTCGAGGTGCGAGGTCATAAGATATGGGTGCAGGAACATCTGGTAAAAGATATGCTTCGCATGGGAGCTACTACCGACACAAGGATTCCGAGAAATATCCCCCGTGAACTATTAAAGAGGCCGGTTGAATTACTGCCAAAAATGATTTTAACAGAAAAAGGGCCGAAAGTGGTAACCCCAGTAGTTTCTGAAGTAGCCCCTGAAGTAGTCGAAAAGCCAAAACGTAAGACTCCTGTTAAATCGAGATCAAAATAAAAATCAGAATGACAAAACTATTAAAATCAAAAAAGACAGGGCGTGAACAATTTCTCACGGATGAACAGTACGCTCAGGTATTACGGGATAATGTTATACCAATGAGTCGTTTTACGGTCACTGATATACGTAGCCGGGCGATAATTCCAACACTTAAGGAACCGGAAATTAAAGAAATTAAAGAAATTAAAATAATTAAAAAACAAAAGCATGAAGGCTGACGAGCAGACGAAATTAAATGAGACATTGTCAAAGGTCTTTAAACTTGACACGGAGAAATTGGCCACGCTCTACAATGAGGCCGGAGATTTAACAGACTTAACAGTTGTAATTGATGCAGACGAAAAGCGTATTGCTAAATTCAATGTTGATAAGACTTCTCAGTATAACCGAGGCATAAAAGAAGGTGCTGGTAAGATTGAAAAGGAAGTTAAAGACAAGTATGGCGAATCTGATCTTATTGGAGTTGATTTGGTCGAATCAATTGTGTTGAGACAAGTTGAAGAGGCAACCAAAGCAGGAACAAAAGACATATCAAAGCATCCTGAATATATCAGATTGCAAGCCGATATAGGCAAGCAACTGACAGCAAGGGATAAGGAATGGCAGGGTAAACTCGAATTAAAAGAATCAGAGTTTAAACGTGCCGTGACGTTTGATAAGGTTAGAAGCAAGGCGTTATTATTTCTTGATTCATCGAAGGCTATATTGCCATCGGATGTTAATAAGGCTGCGAATTGGAAAGCGACTTATATCAATGAACTCGGAGGGTATAATTACCTGGAAAACGAGGACGGTACATTTACCGTATTGGATAAGGAAGGAAATGCTTTAAAGGATTCGCACTCGAACATTCGAACATTCGATGAAGTTGTGAAAGAAAGTGCTGATAAATACTTTGACTATCCTGTTGCTGGTGCCAGAAGTGCATCAGGGAATCAGCCTACTGCCGGACAATACGGAGTGGTGGGAGAACCCAAAACGAAAGCAGACTGTCTTGTTAAACTCAAAGATCCCAAAATAACCCCGGAAGATCGCAAGAAATATTCGGAGTTAATGGACGTTTTAAAAGAATAAAAAGATGAGTTTAGAAATTAGTTGTGGGTATCTGCACACCATTCAAAGGATGGCCGATGATATTTGGGCAGACCCGATGAAAAATAATGACCTTATCGCTGATGTGATTACTACTAAAGCGGTGCTGGAGAATCAATCGGTTAAGTTTGAAGAGATAACCGGTGCTAAGAACAATGAATTACGGGTCGAATGGCTTACGAAATGTAACCCGGAGGTATCGACTGAATGTTCAACAGACTGTACGATCACAGGTGCTGATGCTGAACCTACTTGTAAAGATTACGAAATTGAATGTGTGGGTGAGACATCCTTTAAAGTTCCGTTGCGCCATTATCGTGACCGTACAATTGAGATGCAGCAATCAATAGCATTTCAAAAGTTAGTTCACATGACGGCGCTGGATGAGAGATTAACACAAGCTGTCATAGCCGGGCTGGTTGCAACCGGCGGCACTAATCTGTTTACTGGTGGTATTGGCCATGTTCATCCGGCGATAACATACATAGCTTCGCAGTATTGGGATGATGCTATATGGGGATATTTTGACCAGGTAAAACGGTTGAATAAATTCAGGAATCCATATCTTATCAACGGCAATAATCTCTATCAGTTAATATTCAATCGTCCTCTTGAGGCCGGTAATGCTAACGGTGTAGGTAATTTCCGTAAGATGAATACCCTGAAAGTATATCAGGATCCGGAGAATATTGAAGATCACGCTCCCGGACAATCGTTCCTGATTCATAAAAACGCTGTTGCCCTGCTTTCTAAAGCATGGAATAAGATCAACCCGATTAATGCTGAACTAAAAGCAGGTCAGTATTGGGAGTGGGCGGAAGAAAGCAAGAACCTGCCAGGTATCTTTTATGATTTCACTATGAAAGAAACTTGCGAGAACAATGATTTCTATCAGGCTTATAAGATCAAGGCGTGGGGTTTGTTCGCTGTCAACCCATTCCCTTGTAATGAAAATAATACAGGCGTATTAGTATTCGAGTGCGGAAGCGAGCCGGCATAATAATTTAATTTAAAGTTTATTTTTAAAAGGGGTTATATAATTAATTTTGTATAACCTTTTTTAATTTAATACATAAAAGTCATGTGTAATTGCGGTAAGAAAAAACCACCTAAAAAATAAGATATGTCAGTTCCTTTATGTTTTGATTCGATCATAGGATTCACACGCAAAGAAGATATATGTGTTGATGATTACCTTGCTGAATATTCTATTAGTAATTCCGGGCTTTATCTTGATGAACTTCAAGGCATGAATCTTCGCATTCTTAACTCCACGGGTGGCAGTTACGGGATTTGGGAGAAGATGACTAATGCCATAGAAAATGCAATCAGTTCATTCAAAATAGATGTATTACGTGAAATACTAAAAACTAAAGAGGCTGCCAGGCAACGGTTTTACGGTGACATTGGAGGCAAGTCATTTACCACGGCGTTAGATTCTTACTCGCTGCGAGGACTAAGAATGTATTCTGATATAGTCGGGGGTACATATACATTATACGGTGTTTCGCTTATCCTTGATCAAACCGGGGTAGCTGATTTTAGTATCTATGATGATTTTGGTACCGTTTGGTATAATGGTAATCTGAATCATACAGCCGGGAAGATCACTTATAATGCAATAACGCCATTAGCACTCCCATTGACGGGTAATTATTATTTTATCTACGATGCAAACGGAGACCCGTACAACAACAAACTTACTTGTAATTGTGGCGGGTTTAAATGGTGTTTTAATATTGGCAGTCCTTGTTTTAAGCATTCCCGTGATCGGTGGACGGAATGGGCTATGGTTGCTGGTATCTATTCAAATTCTGATCCGGTAATGAGTAACTGGCCGACTACTCGTGATGCACAAGGGATGATACTCAATGGTGATTTCGGTTGCGACACACTTGGTATCCTTTGCAGTGAACATTCTGATTGGGTAGGTAATGAGATCGATTTATCTATTGCCTATGCAATACTTTATAAGGCTGGGTCATTCCTTTCAGCTTATATAATGGATTCCGAAGAGGTTAATCGTTATACTCTTTTAGGTATTGACGGGCTTACGGCTAATATGGTTTACTATGAGGAGAGATATAAAGTGATGCTGGAATTTATTGCAGCGAATATTGAACTTGACCGGAATGAATGTTTGAAGTGCCGTGAGACTCACGGATATAAACGAATGTCACAGATGTTATAATGGATATACCGGAATTAAACAAACGACTTGGTAAGGTGATCCAACAGTCTCAAAACTTCGATAATGGTCGAATTATGGTCAAAATTGCTATTAGTGCATTTACATTATTACGACAGCGAGTTCAGGAGACCGGAGTTGATGCGAAAGGTCAGAAGTATAGGCCTTATTCGACAAAGGATATGTTTTTCAGTTGCAAATCTTTTGTGAAAAAGTCAGCTTGTGAGGCACTTTTAGATAGTAAAGAGAAACGTAAAGAGTTGGAATGGAGGACGGTAAAAGGTCATAAATTGCCAATTTTAGAAGGCGGCTATAAAAAATGGCGTGAGTTGCAAGGCAGGAGAACTGATATAGTTAATTTTTCTGTAACAAATGCAATGTGGAACGATATTAATGTAGAGAAAAGTGGATTGGTAAGTAAGCCGGCGGATCACATGAGAGGTATTGCTATCATCGGAGCCAAACAGGAACTTGAAAAGAAGAAACTGGCAGGTAATACAAAACGACGGGGTAATATTTTGGACTTATCGGCATCAGAGATTGAAGATTTGAAGTTGAAATATAAGGTTCAGGAGTTACAGATATTCAGAGAAAATGGCATAATATAATTTTTATGAATCAGGCAATAGCAAACATAATAAAAGGTCACATTGCGGGGTTGGACTTCGTGGATAAGATTGCGGGACTTACTTCTGTATTGACTTTTGAAATCAGGGATAAAGACAATAACATGGTTCAAAAGTCTTTCCCGGTTGCTTGTTGTGTCACACCGAAAAAATGTG